ACTTGTTGGCGATACCCACCAGAGGGTTCTGGATGATATTGCCGTTTGAGGTCGTTTCCGTGAGCTTCATGGTGCCGTCGATGTTGCGGAGTTGCTCTTCCGCCTCGACCCACCGTCCATAGGCCTGGCAGTAGGCCGCCAGTGCCGCCCGGTCGATGGTGGACAGGATGCCGAGTTCATACAGTTCGAGCGCCAGCCGTTCCCATTCCTCCCGCGCTTCCGGCGACAGGTGCGGCGGCGCGTCGGGGATTTCCGGGTCCGGGGTTGGCTCATCCGGGTTCATCCGGCATTTCTGCAGCGTCCCGCGAACCATTTTCAAATGTGTCGGCAACGGCTTACGTCCCGCCATATCCCGGTTGACCCCCTCCCCCCATTTTGCACAAACAAAAATCCACCTGCCCTATGCGGTCTTCCGGTGGTAGCACCAAACATTTGATCCCCCCCTCATCGTGTCACCGCACGCCCGCCGTTCTCCCGGACGGTCTTGCGGCTGTGGCAGGCATGGCAGAGGGGTTGCAG